TCAAGGAAGTCCTGAGCTACATATGCAGCCAACCCTTGTTCGTTGTTGATTCTCCTGACGTCATAGTTTCCATCATCGTCAGTAAATGGCTCAAGGTCTGATTGGATTCGATCAAGCACAGCCTTTTGCTGAACTCGTTCACCTTCACCACTGTTGGCAACGAAGTCATCATCAATGGTCTGGAATGCCTCTTCAATGCGGGCGAGGCGCTCATCCCTGGAGTCCTCGTTAAATCTCCCCTCACTGGCTCCCGCAGACTCAAGGACCTCTCTGGCAGTGTCGAAGGGGATGCCATTGTTCCCCAGCGCCAGGAGTGTTTGATATCGCTCCCGATCATTCAGCTGTGCATCGAGAAGATATCCAGCCGCTTCAACGGCGTCAGGGTGGTCACTGGTAAGCACGTCGATTATTGACTCTTGGGCCCTCGTGCTGCCGGGTGCGTTGGTGTCGGTTTCAAATAGCCTGGAAAGTTCTGAGAACTCCCTGTCCCTACCTTCGAGTATCTCGGCATCGCCGGGGCCAAAGGTCTGATTAGGGAAGCCAATCCGTGGAGCGGGCGGTGGGGTTACTTGCGGTGCTGGTGCTTGGGTGCCGGGTAGGAGTCCATCCTGAGCTGCCGCCTGCAGGTCTAGAAAGGGGTTGCGCTGGGTTAGCAGTCCATCGGACTCACCGTTCTGCTGTTGCTGGAATCGTGTTTGAACGCCCTGCAGGATCTCTTGCACACGAGTCGGAACGTCCTCTGGCAACCCAGTGCGACTGTTGATTGTGTTCGCCTTTATCCGAATCATCGAACAAACCTATTCAGTCGTGGGTCACTTGGTCGACCTTCTGGGGTCTCAGTCTCACCGAAAGGATTCTCATGGAACTTGGTATTGATTGGGTGAGTTGAATCAAACTGCACAGCAATGCCACCCTCATCACGGGCAACCTTGGCTCCAAACTTCCGAGCAAGGGCTACCACTGCATTGTCATTGCCGGTGTAGGTCACGGCGTTGTCAGTAGATCCAACCGGCTGAGCCGAGACACGCAGACGTCGAAGGGCTTCAGCGAACATTGCTGACGCTGGGACAACCTCTTGAGCGACCGACACATAGGCTTCCACTCCACGGGGCTTGAACGCCACCAATGGTGAGCCTGATGTCGATGTCTTGAATTCTCCGTCATCGCCAATCACCGCATCCACTTGATCGGCAAAGACATTACCGTAAGCCTCAAGGCGCTGAGTTGGAGTTAGCTGCTCGAAGGATGCTTCAGTCAACCGGGGGGCTGGTTGCTGGGATGAGCCCGCAGAGACCGGGCTATCCTCACCGACTCCTCGAGCTTGTCCAGCAAGCTGCTGTTCGACGTTGTTGGCGTTGCCAACTTGAGGGGTGAAATCGGATGCGCCGGTTGAAGTCTGCGACAGGAGGTTGGGCAGAGATCCGTCGACATCTTGCACTGGAAACAGATTACGTTCCCCTGGGTTGGCGGCAAGGATCGCTTCTTGTCGTTGTTGGGCACGAGATGCGATCTCCGTTAGATCGTTGGCACGAACGTTGGCTACACGGGCAGTGGGGTTGGACGTCAGCTGGCTGTTGGCGTTCTCATTCCTTGAGTTGGTAAGGCTTTCAAAGATCCGCATCAAACGCCCCTAAATGGTGGTGGTGGGCCAGGGGTGCGCCCACCCAAGGCATCGGAGATCAGTAGCTCCCGAGCCAGATCACTGAATGAGTCAGTGCGATCCGGCGTCGTCCGACGACGACTACTACTGCCACCACCAGAACTATTGCGCTTCTTCTTTGGTCGACCCTCACCAACGTTGCGACGTCGGTGACCCATCAAGGCATCGAAGGCGCACTCTTCTGCTGGGACTTCTTCGATGAAGTCATTGAGGTCAATAGGGTTCTCCCACTTGGCGAAGGCAGCCTCGGTACCAGGGCCATCTTCCTTGGCCGGCAACTTGTATGCCCGCTGTTTGTTCTCGCCCTTGGGCTTCATCTTGGGCTTAGTGCGTGGCTTGGGTTGAGGGACTGCTGGTGACTCAGAGATCAACGAGAGATCACGAGTCTCGAAGGGTAGGCAATTGTCCTCACGTAGGGTCTTGGTCTTGAACATGTCGTCCATCAGATACCTCCAGCCAGATCAATACCGTCATCAGCTGGAACCCCGATGCTAGTCAGGACATTCTCACCAAAGCCAGCAGCACCACCAATGGCTTGACCTACGGGCAGTAGGGCATTGATCTCGGCAATACCTTGATTGAACTCTTCCTGGGCTAGACCGAGCTCCTGGCCATCGAGTGCATTCTGTTGAGCGGCTGCGTCTAGTCGAACTCCTGCGGCACTGTTGGAGTTCAGTGAGCGATTGCGCCCGTTCTCGAGCTGGTCGATAGCAGTTTCCTGCACCAGACTTCGTACTCGTGCTGCGTAACCATTAACCCCTGACTTGAAGTTGCCTGCTGCCAGAGCGTTGGCGGCTCCTCGAGCTGGATCAGCCTGGACAATGTAGGCACGTTGGGATTCTTCTCGCTGGAGGTCGAACTGTTCTTCGATGAGGGCTCGGTCTTCGGCGTTCAATGACTGTAGTGCGCTGATCTCGGCCTCGGTAACTCCAAGGCGAGCAGCTTCTATGCCAAGACGTTGAGCTTCACGGTCCAAGGCTTCAAGGTCAATCTGATCAATCGTTAAACCCTGGGCTCCACCGGAACCACCACCGCCACGACCACCTCCACGACTACCGCCACCTGAGCCCCTCGATACGGACTCGGCATCACTGTAAGCAAAGAAGTCCTCAAGGAAGTCTGCCTGAGCATTGGTGCCAAACCTGGAGAAGTAACCAAGCGATGGATCTGCAAGCGCTCCTTCGGGGATCGACTCAACGATCGTGAAAGTTAGAGGTGATCCAGTCTCGTTGGCGAACCTACGGGTTTGCTCACTCTGGAGTGCTTCCAGTGCTGCCCGAATTTGAGCTTCATCGTCACCACCAACATCAACGTAGGTGATTGATTCGCCATCATCGACTTCAAAGAAGATCTCCTCCATCAGCCGAGGAAGCAGAATGCACGGAAGCGAACCCTGGTACCTGCTGTGGTTGGGCCGCTGGCGTCATGAAACACCAGCTGGTTGGCTGCATCGTTGTACGAAACGGTGAGGCCGGTGATTGTGCCATCTGTGAACGGGATTACAGACACGAGCTTGCCTGGTGGCGAGTACGGGATAACTCCACCACCAAGCAACTCAACCTCTTCATCCTTGCAGACGAACAGGTCAAGTACTTGAGACCATGAAGGGATCGAGTTGGGCTCAGCACACACCTGGCCATCATTGGCGTAGGAGAGACAGCCCAGTGCTTCCACTGAACCATTGGCAAGTAGTGCGCCTTCAGGGTTAGCCGCTGCCAGATCAGCTTTGATTGCATCAAGTTCTTCACAGACGTAGGTGAACAGCTGGAGCAGTGGCCCTCCACACAGCTCACCATCGCCATTGATTATCGAGCTTGGATCAAGAGACATGTCAGCACCTCACTGGCTTGCGTTTGAAGAACATGGCCAATCGACAGAGGTTCCACTTGCCATCGCCAGATGGTGAGAACTTTAGACATAGCGAGCGGGAGGCGCACATCTTGCCCATGCGGACTGAGATTGGCAGCTTGTCCTCGACACCCAGTATTGGCTTGCCGCCTTCATCTCTGAAGGCTAGTCGTGGTTCTGGTGTTGGGTCATTCACGTTGCACTCAAGCAGTATTGGTCCGAGGTTGAGCTTGTCGTTGATGAAGCCAGCCTTAGCGCCGGCCTTTGGGTGGCCGATCTCGAGCTCATGACTACCCGTCAAGAAACATGGGTTCCAGTCACCAAAGCCATCCACCTGCATACTTTGGTCAGCTGAACCCTGGAAGATCATCTCGAATCCACACCAGTCCTTCACGGCCTCACTCACGCCAGCATCAAACCAACCAGTGGTCACGCTCGACTCGATCGGTCGCTTGAAGTAGCCGAAGTCATCAACCATGTTGCTTTCACATGGAACCTCTTGATCAAGGATGACAACGTTCGGGCAGGGGTCCCAGACCAATCCAAGACAGAACGATGGGCGCTGTTCCTGCTCACCGCATGGCTCAGGGCTGATGCCGGTTGGCTGGTAATCCTTGAAGCAAATGAAGCCCTGCTTGTACAACGTCCAAGCCCCGATCTGTGGGTTGTAGACGTATGTGACGTCATTGCGTTCGGCACCCATAGTCTTCAAGGACAACCAGACACGACCGTTGCAGCAACCAACGGCCGCTCCGGTTTGATCTTGATCCAAGGTGCCGTCGGTCAGAATGCATCGCATCTTGTCGAAGTGGGTCTCGAGCTGACCTTCTGGATTGATGCGCATGAGCCCTTGCTCAGCGTCGAAGAACCAGATGCCGTTACCGTCCACACAGCAAGCCTTTGAGCCGGCTGCGCCCACGCCAGTGGAGTAGCTGAAGAGCTGGTAGGGGATGGTCGATGGTTCACCAAAGAATGGCTCGAACATGGTGATTGAGTTCTGCTGGAACACATACATGCGAGTACCAGCTGCAACCATCTTGACGATGCAGTCATTGCCCGAAGTCTTGAGCCGATAGTTCCACTCAGCAAAGAAGTCTTCAGGGCCTTCTTGATCGCCAGGGCCAAAGGCGAAGCTGTAGTAGAGGCCAGAGCAGTCGTACTCTTCTTCGTAGACCTGGCACCCAGTTGCATCAAGCAGTGGCTCTTCGCCAGTCTTGACTTGGTTGCCCTTCTCATCCTGATCAAAGGTGGGTTCAGTTAGTGGCCGACGAATTGTGGTGCGTGCCACCCAGAAGCGGGAATCCCAAACGATGCACTCTTGGCCACACGGAATGCCGGTCTGGCAGAACTGGGCAAAGTTGGGAAGCTCGGTGTCCTCGAACTGATCCTCACGAAAGCCCTTGTCCACGGGCACGAGGGTGGTTCCGTCCCACCGATACCAGCCATCACCCTTGGTCACGTAGAGGTTGCCACAGACCTCACAGCCCGTGAGCTTGCAGTCGCCGGGAAGGTTCCAGCCGAGGCTGCTGGTGTAGCTTGATTGATCGTTGGAGAAATAACCAATGATTGGGCCGTTCACTATGTCGACAATGGAACCGTTCTCGAGTTCGACAATGAAGTGGGAGTTGCCTTCTGCATCTTCATAGCAGATTGGGTCAGAGCATGGCTCGGACAGGAAGTCAGCCCCAAAGGGGTGGAAGGCGTTGCGACGACAGATGCCCCCATCGGTCAGGAAGTCCACATTGCAGGCTTCCTTGACCTCGGTCGGTGCGAGCTTGGTCTCATTCGAGCAAGGGTTGATACCACCAGTGAAGTCAACCTGAATAGCGGCCTCGACGGGTCGTGGCTGTGGTCGCCGTGTCTCAAAGAGCGAGGGGAAGAGGGTCATCGGGGCCCACTAGGTCTGTGGGGAAGGAGGGGGGGCTTTTCGGCAGGTGGTTGGTCCTCGAGTATGGGTGAACGAGAGTTGATTCGGTAACCGGGGTCGCCACCAGTTCTGCGATCAATGAACTTGGAGCTCCTGCGAAAGCCCTGCAAGCGTTGGCTCATGAACTCTTCAGCCTCAACGGGAACCAGGGCTCGAAGGCCAGAATCACCAAGACGCTCACCACTGCCGAACCTTGCCCTGCTGAACTTGGTTCCAGTGAGTAATGGGGCAACCTCACGATTGAGGATTCTTTGAAAGAATAGATTGTTGCCAGCTTCTTCAATGTGGAGGCCGGGATAGATGTCATCTTCAGCCCAGCCATCCAAACGGGCTGGCTCAGTTGAACGAAACGCCATGCCTGCTGCAATCGAGTTGCGGAGGTCTCTTAGGATCTGCCTTTGCTCGTCCGTCAGGATGTTCTCTTCGGAGAAGATGTCTTCCATTACCAGATACCTCGCTGAAGATCACCATCGAGCTCCTCGAAGTGGAACCGAGGTGGCGGGCAGTGCCCCTCACGACGTGCACCGCCATTCATGTAGCAAGGCAGACCGTCGTCGTTGTTGGGTGTGCGATCGGTTGCCTCACCATTGTTCATCTGAACAATTGCGTTGATCTCGTCAGAAGCAATGCGAAGCCACTCACGAGCGAGGTCGGTATCACCGCACTGGGCATACAAGAACCCAAGGAGGCACTTCTGGAAGGCAGTCTGAAACTCTTCAGGGAGATCGACCTTCTGCCAGATGATCTTGTTGGGATCAACATCGTCA